TACATTATAGTGAGATATGTCTGAAGAACCTCATGCATTGAAGTACCGAACATAGTATGTATACTATCTGTCCATACACCTTTTTTCTCTATATAATTTAACTTCCATTTGTATGGACATGATACCCATTGATTATATTGACTGTAACTTATTTTCTTCACTTAGCCCACTTTCCTCTAGCCACGACTTGTGCCATAACTCCATAGTTTGAAATATCACTATAACTATCTACCAAACCTTCTCCTTTGAGTGAACCATTATCGCCTCTCATCAGTATGGTTTTGATACGTTCTACTTTATCGTTAATCCTAAACCAAATACCCATAAGAGATAGTCTTTTTTCTTCTTCATCAACTAACATCTGACCTACAGCAATATTCTGAGGACCATAATCATGTTGTTTGTGAAGAAACAATTCATATTGTTCTTGTTGTATTTTCTTGAACTCTGATGTCATCTCAGGATATTTTTTTTCCATATAAGATATTACATCAACATCATTCTTAACTGTTCCTTTGGGTGTATCATTTATAACCTTCATATTTCTCTCCAATTTATATCTAAATATACACAGAAAAGTGTATACAAGTCAAGTACTTTTTTTTATAAATTTCCGGTATTAATACTACCAACAACATCTAAACCAGCTAATTTTATTTTTTTTGGTTCTATCCCATATTTTCTAGATAACTCTCCCAACTCCATCATACCACCTTCTGTTAACATTAACATATCTATGTATTCTTTAGCTTCTCTTCTACCACACTTATCATAATCTCTTACAATATTTATTAACCATTCTGGACGATCCATATCGTTTCTCCCTTTTGTATATTTTAACCAACGTTTACCTTTTGGTAATACATTAGTATATAGTTTATATAACTCTTTTGGTTTTAAGTTATACTTTTGTAATTCATTTACCAATTCTATCCACTCTGGTTTCATAGATAAAAATCTATTTACCATATAATTTGAGAATGACTTCTTATCTTCTACTGAAATCTCTTCCCAATAATTAGGATTTTGAACTGTTGTTATTTGATTTATGTGGTCGAACAGACTCTTCTTTTTTACCGAAGATTTTTTCCCATTTCTTTTCCCACTCATCTTGAGTTATTCCCCTTCTTAGTTTATCACCTTTACCGGCACTAGTATTTTTACTCATCACCTTTTGGCATCATGTTATCTGGAACTTTACCACAGTTACCACAACTGAAAACTTCTATCGGTATCATAGCTTCTTGTCCGTTAGGTGACATCAGAGCTGATATTCTTCTTATAAAATATGACTTGATAAACAAATAATTACTACAGTCATCACACTTCAATGATTCAGTATCATTGATATTTATTTGTTTTTGTGGTGGTTTTATTGGTTTCAATGGTTTTGTACTCATTTTATCACTCCTAATAATTCTATTAACATTGCCATAGCATTTATTTCTTTATCTGGTACTTGTCCATCTGATAGTTCATATCTTGCTATAATCAAAATACATTCTGCTACATAACCTTTACCCCAATCATCTACCTCGTCATATAGCAATCTAAACAAATCAGCAAAGTCTGTAATCTTATTATCTAATAAAAGTTGTCTGATTTCCTTGAATCCATTTTTTTTATCTTGTGTTTTTAAAATCTTTAACAACTTTAATTTGTAATCGTTCTGTATAATACTCGTGGTGTCTAACTTCAACTTACCCTTAACCACGTTTCTCTGAGCAGCATTGATGACTCTACGGATATCAGGATAACCACTATCGATTAGAACTTTCAAGTCATTCATATCAGACATTACATTTTCTTTTAATAAGATGTCGTGTGTATGTTTTGCAACTTCTTTCTTTGATGGTGGTATTATCTGAAACGATTGACAACGAGACTGTATCGGGTCAATTATTCTTTCCACAAAATTACAAGTTAGAATGAATCTACAATGTTTAGAGAATGTCTCCATAAGATTACGAAGAGCAGCTTGTGCATTAGGTGTCACGTAATCACACTCGTCTAAGATTATAATCTTGTAATCCTTGAAACCCATCGTGGAAGCAAAGTTCTTAACCTTTGTCCTAACAGTTTCTACATTGTTTTCATCAGAAGCATTGATGTATAGATAATCACATTCTATGTTCTTGACTAGTATTTTAGCGAGAGTGGTTTTACCAGTACCGGCTTTTCCGTATAGTAAAAGGTGTGGTAAGTCTCCACTCTCAAGGTAAGCAGACACTTTATCTTTGAGATGTTCATTCCCAATGTAAGTGTCTAAGTTATTAGGCCGATACTTTTCTACCCATAATGTATTACTCAAATTTTTCTCCATATCCAAATTGGTTCACAAAATGTTTTGTCTTTTGTTTCTTCTGTTTTCTTTAAAGCTTCTTTTGTATAGTCCTCTGATTTAGCTGTTCCAGCACCACCACTATTTGGTCTTTTTGCTAGTTCCATTCCAATACAACCTTGATACTCTGAATCAGTAAATGTTGATAAGAAATTATTCATTGGATTGCATATCTCCAACCAACTCTTAGACGATTTAGAACTAGAATAAACATCTGATATGTTTACTAATAAGTATCCACCACTTTTCACAGAACACCATAAATTTTTCAAAGTCTTATGTAAGAATTGTTCATTCCACTCATTGATTTCTTTATAATTTACCCAACTTTGAGTATCATCATAACTATAACGTTCAACATTAAAATATGGTGGTGATGTAAACACCGTATCAAATGTATCTTTATATTTTGTAAAGTCTACATCTTCAGCTGGACTACAAATAAATTCTGTATTTTTCTTTGGTTCAAACATTGTTTTGTGTTTGTCATAGAACTCTGATTGTTCCTTGTATATTGGATGATTCTCTTTACGAGGATCAATACCAACATAATACTCTGATGTTTCACTTGCATAGAACCCAGCTAATCTATCTCCCCATCCCATTGAAAAGTCTAACACGTTTTTACTTTGTAACTTGTCATATAATACCTTAGACACATTTGGTTTGAACTGAGCACATATGTACTTTCTCAAACCAATCATTGTCCTAAGTACGTTACGATTTATCTTTGGTAATTTTAACGAGTAAGCTGAACCCATTAAACTAGTCATGAACTTTTCACTCTCCCAAGTTCTTTGAGGACCTGGTGAAACTGAACCATCTACTGACCATCTGTTTTTCTGTTGGAAATAATTACTAGAATTGTTACCAGCATTCAATCTTCTGAAGTATTGTTGTTTACTTTCAAAGTTTAGATTGTAAGTGTATTCAGTTCCCTCACGTGCAAACCACTCACCATCAACTAAAATATCAGTATGTTTCATACCTTTTAGTTTTAGATATTCACGGTAAGCATCCTTCTTAGATATCTCTGCATAAGGAATCTCATATGTCATAGCTACCTTTGCTAAACTTTCTTTTACGTCTTCTTTATCAAAGGTAGTTTTTATGTATTCCCATTCTTTCTCATCTATTTCAAGATAAGGCTCCATGTCATAGAACTTATCAAAATAAGAAAGATACATTAATCTACGTCTTGAACAGCAACTAGATGATAAGTAGATGTGTAATCATCTATTTTAAATGTGATACGAGATAACCCTTCACTACTAACTTCAAGTGTAGCACTTTCACATTCTTTATTAGCACTTAATACTTCTTTAAAGATATTAGCATTAAAAGATACATTATCAATATCACCAACTTTAGTAGTGGTAACTGGTATAGTTACTCTATTGGTATTAACTGAAGAATGTCCAATAACAACTTTTACATTACTACCATCGGTAATTACTGTAAAGTTATCTGTCTCACCCAATGCACCTTTACCAGCAATAAACTTATTAATGAATTGAGGTGTCACATCTATGTTCAACTCAAATTCAGGAATAGATTTTAGTGTAGGTGGTTCATTAATGACAGATGTATCAGTTAACATATAGTTTACCGAAGATGATGAATCACTTATTTTCAAAGCGATTGATTTTTCACCTGATTTTGTTAACGACAGATTAATATCTTCATCGACTACAGACATTAACTTTACAAGTTGTTCTGTATTATAGATACCAATATCAGAATCTTCGAAACTCCATTTATCCATTACCAACTCACCCAACAATGATTTATCACCAGATATGAATCTAGTAGATAACTGTTGTGAATTAGACTTACTATTAAGAACTACAGAATTTACTGTACCATTCAAATAATATTTACTTATGAAACGATTTAGTCGTTTTTTATTCATTATAACTCCTTAGTTTAATAACCATATATACATATATATATAGTAGTTTGTTTTCCCAAAATCAAAAAAATCTTTCTATTGTTTTTGTAGCATCTGTTGGTTCATCCCAACGAAGTGCTTCATAAAACATCATTATCTTTTTTTCTAAAGCTTGTTTATAAAGTTTACTTGAATTTATATTGTCTCTGATAAACTTCATTATCTCTGGTGGATCTTCATATCCCTTATAAGCAACAGTATCAAGTCCTAGACTATTATTCTTCAAATACACCCATTTTATCTTACTACCATTAGATATTTTTTCGTATCTCTTGTCTTGATTGTAGTGTTTTAGTAAGTCATTATAAGCTATAGCAGACTTAACATGAATTGGTGTTCCTTTTTTATATGGTGCAAATCCTTTCCTATCTTTATCAATATACTTTTCTATGTTCTTTACACCTGTTGGTACAGCTATTTTATCTACATCCATTAATTTCATACTATTTTTGAAATTAAGAATAAACTTATCTAACTTGTCTTTAGGAACATCCATTAAAATATCTTCCAAGAGTTTACTTAACATATCTCTCATAGCAGTTGGGAAACTAGAACGAACTGTATCTAATCCCTTGACCATCATCTTGTTTACCTTTTTACCATTGTCATTAATAATCTTTAAACCATATCTTTTCTTGGTAACAAATAATCCACTCTTTGCAATAACCTCTTGTTTAATATCAAACCTATGTTTGTCTATGTTACAAAACTTCTTAGCAAAGTAATCGTAACTATTATTAAGATATAACTGAACCTCATCAGCTATTTCTAATATAGCCTTTGACATCTTATCTTCATCTCTAATATTTAATGTTGGAAATCTTTTCTTTACTATTGGTGTTGCTGAATAGAAAACTGAATCCGTATCAATATAAATACCTA